ACTTGACTGTATTCTCGTTAAGATTGATGATTTTGAATATGGTTGTTTTTGGAGATTTTTTGCGTCTGACTTAGAAGACTGTGAACTGGTAATATTCAGAGACACTGATTCAAGAATAAATTTGAGAGAAAGAGATGCTGTTAACGCATGGATAGAAAGTGGTAAATCATTACACGTTATGAGGGACCATCCAGCTCACGGTATTCCTTACGGTAATAACAAATTAGGAATATTGGCTGGAATGTGGGGTATCAAAGGAAAACAATTACCACTAACACAGATGATTAAAAAGTTTGTTGTTGGTAAAGAAAACAAGTATGGTATTGACCAAACCTTTTTAAAATTGGTCTATAATGCATTTGAAATTGACAAGGTTGTTCATGATGACTTTTTTGAAAAGAAACCTTTCCCAACTAAAAGAGATACCTTTAGATTTGTTGGTGAAAGAATTGGCATTGATGAATTACCTGTTAATGACGATTGGAAAGCAATTAAATAAAATATATGAAAATAGATAGAGTAATATTAAGCACAAATAATAATCCAACGTATTATCAATTTTGGAATCCATTGTCCAAAGTTTACAAGGAAAATTTTGGTATAACCCCAACACTGATTTTTTTAGGTAGTGAAGAAGAATTAGAAAGTTTACCATTATCGAGAGAATACGGAGATATCTTGAGACAAGATATTGTCCCAAGTAAAGATGTGTCTTGGACAACAACATGGGCTCTTTTTTATTTTACAAAAAATTTTCCTAATGAAGTTTGTTTAATAAACGGAATCGACCAAATTCCGATGGGAAGTAAATTTCTAATCGATTACATCAAAGAAATAAACGACAACAAATACGTTATGTTAATTGATGACGCCTATAAATTAATGTTCAGTCGTAAAGATTGGTCTGAAGGAGGTCATTCACCATCTGCATACCACATCGCTAAAGGGGAAACCTTCAATAAGGTTTATTCTTTTGAAGATACATTCCAAGATGAAATAAAAAAAATCGAATCAATCAAATTAAATTCAATGTGGGGAACCTGGGGTATGGATGAAGCCTATTCAAGTCAGGTGTTGTATAACAAAAAGAACGAAGTAGAAATTGAATGTCTTTCGAAATTTGGTGAAATATTAAATGGGGGTAGAATCGATTGTCACAGAAGTTTGGAAGTCCCTTTTAATTTAGATACATTAAAAAATAATGGATATATTGAATGTCATTCTTGTAGACCATATTTAAACCATAAAAAATACTTAGATAGTATTTTTGACAACGTTCCTAAATTTGTTTAAATGAAAAAATATAAAGTAGGGATTATCGGTTGCGGTGCAATTTTACCGAGACACTTAGAAGCAATCGATTTCAATGATGATTTCGAATTAAAATCAATTTGTGACATCCAAGAAGTATTAGTCAAAAGTTTATCAAAACGTTTGAAAGTCAGTTCATATACTGATTACAAAGAAATGATATTATCGAAAGAGGTCGATTTTGTTACAATTTGCACACCAAACTCACTACACCACGAACAAGCGATGTTCGCACTAAGAAACGGATGTGATGTTTTAATTGAAAAACCCGTTGCGTTTACAGATGAAGAGGTTTATGACATAATGAAAGAAGCCAAAAAACATAATAGAAAGGCATATTGTGTTTTACAAGTTAGATTGAACCCAACTGTTCAATTAATCAAAGAAGTTTTAAAACAAAACTTATTAGGTGAAATAAGAGGTGTAAACTTTGTCCAACGTTGGCAACGACCATTAGAATATTTTACAGGATGGAGAGCAGAACCTTCTGTAGGAGGTGGCACTCTATATGAATGTGGTATCCATTACTTAGATGTGTTACAATACTTGTTTGGAAAACCATCTGTAATTGGAACAAAAACATATGAAATCAAACATAAGAATGTAGGGATTGAAGACACGATTTATTCCATATTTGATTTCGGAGATTATGGTGGGACTTGTGAGGTTACTATTGCATCGGAACCTCAAAACATTGAATGTTCAATTTCTATTTTAGGTGCCAATGGTTATGTCAAAGTTGGTGGAAAAGCTTTAAACATTATCGAGTCCGCCAAATTTCTATCCCATGGTTCTCAGGTTATTTTTGATAAATTAGAAAAAAAATATTATATTAATACCGAACCTAATAGTTATGGTTCTTATCAAGGCTCTTGTCCAAATCATCCATTTGTTTATAAAAATTTAGATGAGTTTGAATTGAAAGAGACTTTAAACGTTATTAAACTGATTGATGAGGTATACTCAAAATCAAATATCAAATACAGTAAATAATTATAAATTAAATGGAAAATACTTTTATACACCCAACATCAATTGTAGAATCTGAAACCATTGGAGATAATTGTAAAATTTGGGCTTTCTCACACATCTGTAAAAATGCGAAAATTGGTAATAACGTAGTCATTGGAGAAGGTGTATACGTAGGACCAAATGTAGTAATTGGTGATAATTGCAAAATTCAAAATCACTCGTTAATATATGATGGTGTAATTATTGAAGACAACGTTTTTATTGGTCCAAACGTGATAACAACAAATGATATTTTTCCTGATGTCAGTAATGATTGGGAAGACAGGTTTAGAAAAACTCTATTGAAAAAAGGTTGTAGCATTAGTGCAAATACAACAATAGTTTGTGGAAACGAAATCGGTGAAAACACTTTGATTGGTGCTGGTTCGGTTGTTACAAAAAATATGCCGTCCAATTCAATATGTTTTGGAAATCCTTGTAAATTTATAAGAGTAAAATGAAAATAGATAGAGTAATATTAGTTTTGAACAACAATCCTTCTTATACTCATTTTTGGAAAGTTGTAAGTAAAGTTTGGAAAGATAACTTCAATATAACACCAACGTTAATTTTCAATGGAACTCAAAGTGAGTTTGACGGTAATAATTTTGGTATACCTCCTGAGGACTATATTATCGTAAACAAAGTTCCTGAAGTATCGGAACCTAATCCTGATTGGAGTGTTACCTGGTCTTTTTTTTGGGGAGCATCCCAATTTCCAAATGATACTTGTTTGTTAGCCGGTATCGACCAAATCCCTTTAGGTGATTTGTTTTTTAGGAAAATATCAGAGTTTTCCGATGATAAGTTTATCGTAGGATTTTCTGACGCATATAAAAACTACACCAAGGACACATTAGGTTATTTTAATACCGTAACTAATGTTTTATACCCATCATCACACTTAGTCGGTAAAGGAAGAAAATTCAAAGAAATCTTCGAAATAAACGATAATTGGGAAGATGAACTCTTGAAAGTATTCAATAGTCAAGATAGATATCATTTGCAAAATAATTTCTATACAGTAAAACTATGGGGTTTGGATGAATGTTACGCATCTGAAAAAATATCAATTCACAAAAATCCGGAAGATTTAATTTATTTAGATATTTTTTGGGACTATTGGGTAAAAAATAGAATAGACTTTTGCGGTAATGTTAATAAAAATTTCGATATCAATCTCGTAAAAGAAGGACATTACTCAGAAATTACAACTAAAAATTTTTTCGCCCATAAACCTAAAATTGAAAACATCATTAACAACATACCAAAATACAATTTCTAATGAAAATTCTTATAGTAGTTTTATCTCATTTAGACGGAGGAATATATACGAAGTTTTTTGAAACTCAAAATGAATCATGGAATTCTATTGAGGTTGAAGGTGTTGATACCTTCTTTATGGTTGGAAACAATAATGAGGACACAATTGATGGAAATCTAATAAAAACGAATGTTCGTGAGTCTTTATACAACTGTGGGCATAAAACAATAAAGGCATTCGAATTGTTGAAGGATTACGAATATGATTACATATTCAGAACTAATTCTAGTTCTTATGTCGACAAGCAAATGTTAAAGGATTATTTACAAGATAAACCAAGAACTAATTTTTACTCAGGGGTAATCGGAAATCATCACGGAATTTTGTTTGCCTCAGGTTCAGGATTCATTGTTTCTAAAAATGTCGTTGATTTAGTTCTTTTGAAAAAAGAATATTGGGAACATAGATTTATAGATGATGTTGCATTAGGTCTCTTATTAAGAAATTTAAGAATCAATCCAACCCTAGCACCAAGATTTGACGTTGAAACGGTAGATGAAAAAACTCCAATGGATTACTATCATTATAGAATTAAAACATTCAATAGAGATAACGATTGTCAATTTATGAAATCAATATTTGAGCTAAAAAAATTATCCTACAAATAATTTTAAATTATCCTATTATTAGATTAATTTAAAATTATGGAAAAAATTTTAGAAAAATACAACGAACACAAAAACACTCCTTCAGATATTAACGAACATTTAGAAACCTTATATAATTTAGGTAAAGAATGTTCTCACATCACAGAAATGGGGGTTAGATGGGTTTCATCAACATGGCCCTTAGTTTATTCTAATCCAAAGAAAATAATTAGCTATGATATTGTAACTAACCCGAACATTATCGAAGTTATAAATCTATGTAATGAATATTCTGTCGATTATTCTTTCCAAGAAAAAGATGTTCTTCAATTAGAAATAGAGCCAACAGAATTACTTTTTATCGACACTCTACACACTTATAATCAATTAATCAAAGAGTTAGAAATACATTCAAATAAAGTTTCGAAATACATCGTTCTTCACGATACAGAATTTTTTGGTAGGGTTGACGAGTCTGTTTACGAACATGCCAGCAATCTTATAAAAGAAAATCCAACCACAAAACAAGGACTCATGACAGCCGTTGAAGATTTTTTGTCAACGGAACTTGGTCAATCTTGGGAGATATTCAAAATATACAAAAACAATAATGGGTTAACCATATTAAAAAACAAATCTTACATAAAAGAATAGTATGAAAAAGGTAGTCGTTTTAGGTGGAGGTGGTTTTATTGGAGGTCACTTAGCAAAAAAATTAAAAGAAGAAGGTAATCACGTTAGAATCTGTGATTTGAAAAAACATGAATACTTTTTTCAAGATGAAATCTGTAATGAATTCATTGTCGGAGATTTAACAGACCCGAAAGTTGTCGAACTAGTTATTGAAGAAGGTATCGATGAAGTTTATCAACTTGCTGCAGACATGGGTGGAGCGATGTATATCTTTACTGGTCAACACGATGCAGATGTCATGTATAACTCAGCAATAATCAATCTTAATGTTGTTCGTGAATGTGTTAAGAAAAAAGTTGGTAAAGTATTTTACTCTTCATCTGCATGTATGTATCCCGAACACAACCAGTTGGACCCTGAAAATCCAAACTGTGAAGAAAGTTCTGCATACCCCGCAAATCCAGATTCTGAATATGGGTGGGAAAAACTATTCTCTGAAAGATTATTTTTGGCACACCAAAAAAACTATGGCCTTGACGTTAAAATAGCAAGATTCCACAACATCTACGGACCTCAAGGAACATGGAATGGTGGGAGAGAAAAAGCACCCGCAGCAATGTGTAGAAAAGTTGCAGAAGCAAAAGATGGAGATGAGATTGAAGTTTGGGGTGATGGTAATCAGACCCGTTCTTTTTTATACGTTGATGAATGTGTTAGAGCGGTTTTAGAACTTATGGATAGTGAATTCTCAGGTCCTGTTAATATTGGTAGTGAAGAAATGGTTAGTATAAATAAACTAGCTGAAATTGCAATTTTAATATCAGGTAAAAACTTATCCATCAAAAATTTAGAGGGAAAAGAATTCAAGAAAAAATATGGATTCAACTGTCCTTTAGGTGTCAAAGGTAGAAACTCAGATAATAAATTATACAGAGAAAGCCTTGGTTCAGATGTTTTTTATCCGTTGGACTTAGGTATAAAATTAACTTATAATTGGATTAAATCAGAAGTTGACGACCTTGAAAAAAATACAAAGTGGATATACGAAAGCCCTGATGGGGGAAAAACAATCTACAAAAGAAAATTAAACGATACAGAAAAGTATAAAATTAATAAATAAAAATGATATCTATTCCAGTTAGTATCGGAGAAATGATTGATAAATTATCAATACTCCAAGTGAAGAAAAATAAAGTAAAAGACGAAACTAAATTAGAATTCATACATAAAGAATTTGAATTGTTATATAACTTTTCATCTGAATTCCTCAACAATCCCGAAACAGATTTAATTTACCATAAATTAGTTATGGTAAACACCAACTTATGGGAAATTGAAGACGAACTCAGAATTATGGAAAAGGAAAAGAATTTTGACAAAGAGTTTGTCTCTCTTGCTAGAAAAGTATATTTTACTAATGATGAAAGATTTCGACTAAAAAATGAAATTAATTTAGTCACCAAATCAGAAATCAGAGAGGTCAAAGAATACGTCAAATACTAAACTATAAAAAAAAATTAATGGCTAAATTATCAAGAAGAACACCACAACCAACCCCTACAGTAAGCGAGGGAAATTTCAAAAGTAAAAAAGATTTAATTTGTTCAATTGTTAAAAAGAAAACTAAACAAAAATTTCTATCTGAAAGTCAAAAGTATTATTACGATATTTTAACCAACAATCAAATAACTATCTGTTCAGGTCCTGCCGGTGTCGGAAAGAGTTATATAGCAATGAAATGTGCTGTGGATTTATTAGTAGACCCAGAAACACCTTACGAAAAAATAATAATCGTAAGACCAGCAGTTGAGGCAGAAGAAAAATTGGGTAGTCTTCCAGGTAATGTTGAAGAAAAATTAGACCCATACATTTTCCCATCGTATTATCTTCTAAATAAGATTATAGGTAAAGATGTCAGAGAAAAATTAAAAGATATTGAAGCAATTGAGGTTTTTGCTTTGGCATACATGAGAGGTATGAATATTGACAATTCAATTTTAATATTTGAGGAAGCACAAAATTCTACTCCAAGTCAAATGAAACTTCTCTTAACAAGAATTGGATTCAATTCTAAATTCTTTATTTCAGGAGACTTGGAACAATTTGATAGACACAAGGATAAAACACACACAGGTCTTTGGGACGCATTACAAAAATTTCAGGATATGAATGATATCGGAACTTTTGAATTTGGGGGACAAGACATTGTAAGAAATCCTTTGATTACAGGAATTTTAAAAAGATATGAAGAATGAAAATAGGAGTTGAACTTAATGGTGTTTTAAGAGACACTTTAAACAAAATACAACAAGAATACGAAAAATGGTATATTGAAAATCCGTTCAAAGAGGAAAGTGAATTTGATTACAAAGTAATTTCAGATTTAACTACTTTGAAAATTATTGAACACTTATCATTTAAAGATGAAGATGAACTTTATAATTTTCTTTATAAAGAACACACCATGGAAATTTTTGGTCATGCAGGTTCAGTAGAAAATTCATCAATGATGGACTTCAATGAATTTTATCTAAACATGAGAGATGAACACGACATATTAATTGTATCGGATGAGATGGGAAAATCAAAACCCGCTTCATTATTTTTCATTTCAAAGTTCGGATGTTTGGTAGAAACTGTAAAATTTTATAGTGAAACAACAATAAATTCGATGTGGGACTCCGTAGACGTTTTACTTACCGCAAATCCACAATTATTATTAAACCATCCTGAAGGAAAAATTGTGATTAAATACAACACAAGTTATAACTCAGATATTAACACAGAACATTCAATATCAAAATTGAAAGAGTTCGAAGATAAAATTAAAGAAATAAAATGATTAGTGTTTTTAACGAAAACTACTTTGTCGATTTAGATGAAGTTGAAAAATATCTCGATATGTCTGATTCACCTTCAATCGAACCATTAACAGGTAATACAGAAATGAGAATTAATATTGTAAAATTTGAATTAGTAAAATTGTTACTTGAGGTCGTTCTTAGTGAGAACGAAGACATCGATGAAAAATTAGGACTGAAATCATCTTCTCAGGTATCAATTCCATTCAGATTAGCATTCAATTCACTATTAAATAAAAAACTTATCAATCACTATTAATATGGGAAATTTAGCAACAGAAAAGGTATTACTCTCAATTAAAAACCTTAGAGAGAAAACAGCAAGAATTTACTTTTTTGTCCAAGATACAAAAGGTAATGCCAAAGCATCTATACGATTAATTTATCAAATGGCAGATGCTCTTAAAAAAGATGGATACAATCCAATCATGCTTCACGAAAAGAAAGACTATGTAGGTGTGTCCTCATGGTTAGGTGAAGAATATATGAATCTACCACATAAATCTATTGAAGGTCAAAACTTAGAAATTTCTCCTGAAGATTTTTTAATCATTCCTGAAATTTTTGCGTTCATCATGGAACAAGTTTCAAAACTACCATGTGCTAAAGTTGTATTAACACAACAATACGCTAACATGTTAGAGACCCTTCAACCAGGTCAAAATTGGGCACAATTTGGTTTCCACAAATGTATCACAACAACAAATCGTCAGAAGGACTATATCGAAAAAGTAATGAGACAATCATCATTCGATATTATTACTCCATACATCGGTGAAAACTTTACACCTAAACCAACTCCTCCAATGCCAATAATTGCAGTTCATACAAAAGAACAAAGCGATGCGGTTAATTTTATTAAAACATTTTATTTGAAGTTTCCACAATATAGATGGTTTACCTTCAGAGACCTAAGAGGTTTATCAGAAAAAGATTTTGCCAAGTCTTTGAAAGAATGTTTTTTAAGTGTTTGGATTGACGACAAGAGTGGTTTCGGAACATTCCCATTAGAATCAATGGCTTGTGGAGTTCCAACAATAGGGAAGATTCCTGACTTACAACCAGAGTGGATGACTGAAGACAATGGAATTTGGATTACAGATGTAACACTCATGGCTGATTTCGTTGCAGACTTTATCCAAAATTGGTTAGAAGATAACATCAAACCAGAATTGGCTAACCACATGAAAGAAACAGTAGAAAAATATCAGAATAAACAAGAATTTGAAACTAACGTTATTAACTTATTCGAATCATTCTTAACGACAAGAGCAAATTCATTCGAAGAACAAATCAACAAAACTGAATTATAATATGAACAACAAACTATCACTTTCGGTAATTTTACCAATCAAATCGGCATTAGCTAAAGATTTTAACGAGTATTTTGAAAAAGCTATAAAATCACTTCAATCTCAACAGGTTGAATTTGAAGAACTTGTTATTGTTCATACACAAGAAGAAACCTTAGTCAATTTATTAAATGAATATGATTTTGGAAACCTAAACGTAACAAAGTTACTTTGGGATAAAGAACCTAACTATTGTTCTCAAATGAACTTTGGTGTAAAAAATGCTAAGGGAAAATGGGTATCTTTATTTGAGTTTGACGATGAGTATTCTGCAATATGGTTCAAAAATTTCAAAACTTATTCTGAAGCATATCCTGAAGTTCAAATGTTCCTTCCAGTTGTTGTAGACACTGATGAAAAAGATGCATTTGCTGGATTCACTAACGAAGCAACATTCGCAGCTAACTTCTCACAAGAAATTGGATATCTAACAAACGATACATTACAAGAATATCAAAACTTCCAAACATCGGGTTCTATAGTTAAGAAAGAAGTCTTTGATGATTTTGGAGGATTTAAACCATCAATTAAACTAACATTCGTTTATGAATTATTGTTAAGATTAACTTACAATTCAGTTTCAATTATGACTATCCCACGTCTTGGATACAGACACTCAAATTTAAGAGAAGGTTCTATATTCTGGGGTTACAGATATGGTGATGAAAAGATTTTAGAAGACGAGGTTAAGTTTTGGATTGCATCTGCTAAAAAAGAATATTTCTTTACTGACGACAGAGTCATAAAATATCAACCAGAAAATGAATAATGTCAGAAACTCTTACTGCAACAACAGAAGATGTTTCATCAAAAAAAAGGGGTAGAAAAGCGGTTAAAGAAAATTACTTTGATGTTAGAGAAGAAAACGCTGTTAGAAAATTTTTAATAACAGAAGATTATACAGAAAGGAATAAGATTTACAACGAATTTCTAAGAGCACCTTTGGACAAGATGATTTCGTCAATCATAAGACGGTATAAATTATATCGTAAGGATATGGATTTTGAAGAAATTCATTGCGACACTCATTCATTTTTAATGACTAAGGTTGACAAATTCAAACCTTCAAAAAATAAAAAGGCGTATTCGTATTTCGGCACGATTTGCAAAAATTACTTAATGGGTCAAATCATTAAGGACCAAAAAGAAACAAACAGAAAAGTTTCCTATGAGGACATTTCTTCGCACATTGAAGAAAGACCTGATATGATTTACCGAATAGATGATGATGTAATTGATACCAATTTAATTTTGACACAGTATGTTACTGAATTGAAAGAATTTATTGATGGTGAAAATTTAAATGAAAACGAGAAAAAATTAGGATATGCTTTAGTTGATTTATTCCATAACTATGAAACAATTTTTAGTGGTAATGAGAATAATAAATTCAACAAAAATATAATCCTTCTTTCTTTGAGAGAAATGACAAATTTGAGCACAAAAGAAATTCGAGGTTCAATTAAAAAATTCAAAAAACTTTACATCGTAATTCAGACTAGGATTAAAAATCAATAAAAAACTATTTATAGATATGCCTAGACCACAAAGAAAAGAAATTAATTTTAGTAAAGAATCAATTCTTGGACTAATGCAAGAGATTTACAATGAATTAGTCGAGCAGAGAAACACTGCAATTAGAATACAAAATAAAATGTTGTCAATGCTCAAAGACGCTGAAGACATGACAACAATTGGACCTGTGATTGAAAAACAACAAAAAATCGTAAATGATTGTGTTGAAAAGAAAATCAGTCTGTCCAAATTACAATCAAGTATTTGGGAAAAATCTAATGCAAATACAGAATCTTTCACACTTTCCGATTTGGATGATGATATGATTCAAAACTTGATTGAAAAAGACGTTTCTTCAGATGAGGAGACATATAAATTGAGGTAATATGCAACAAACTCAATCTGTTGATGTATCAAGTGCTGCAAAACAAGCTAACTCTAATTTAGCTGCAATCAACACTTATGCACAAACCTCAAAGGACCAAAAAAAATTAAGAAGACAAGCCGGAAACTCGAAACAACCTTCATCTGAAAAAGTATCAAATCAACTTGATAAAATTTCAAAACAACAAAAAAGGTTCCAAAGAAACGTTCCAACTTCAATGGGTCAAATGTTAGATTTAATTGGTCTTACAAGTGGTAGTAGTGGAAATACAAACAATTATGTAAGAAGATTAATATTACAAACAGCGGTTAAATCTGAACCTGAAATAAAAAATATAATTAAGGAGGCAGCACTAAAAGGATTAGGTTGCACATCTGAACAAAAATATCAAGGTGTTCCAGCATCAACCTTCAGTTCAACACCATTAGACTTACTACCTGCAGGTAGCACAATATCAATCCCTGTTCAAAATTTAGATTTAGTTAGTTTAGCAAGTGGAATGTTAAAACAAAATTTTGACCAACCAGTTGGTTCAATTTTCTACGAACAAGATACTCCGAATGTTGATGACGGTGTCTATAAGCCATATGCAGGAAAAGACCCCTTCCCAATGAACAAGGAATTAAATATGTTGATTTCACAACCCAATCAGTCTTTCCAACAAACGTTCGGCAAATTTTATCAAGGAACCAGTGGTCAATATTTGATGGATATACAATACCAAAGAACAAACGAGTTTGGTGTCTTTGGTGATTTTTTCAAAGTAGCACTAATTGATAGAAGTGGTGCACAAATACCAAATCAATTATCAACAACAGGAAACACTGTTGGAGAATTTTTGAGTGATTATTTTGACACAATTAAACTTTTCGACACTCAAAATTTAGCTACTCAGATTATGCAATTTTTGTTTCAGTTCGTTAGTAAACAAGCTGGGTTAGGGTCAGGTGAAATAGCACAAGGGTCTAAATTTTATTTAATTGCTCAAAGAATTTTGGGACTATGTTTTGATTCAAGAAGAGAAATTGACGTTAGTGGTGTTTCGAAAGTTGCAGAACTTGACGGTATTGATGATAGTTTTTTTGAATTAACAGATGTTGATTTGAGAAATCTTGATTTAGAAATTTCAAATGTCCAAAATGGTGTGATTGAGTTAGTAGATTGTAATAATGTAAAACTACCAATCAATTCGGCAAACATTACAGCGCAACTTGTTGACTTGGGAGCAAAACTAAGTGGACTAACCACTGACCAACAAGTAACTGCAATCGAAAATATTCTTGACAGTGTAACTCAAAATCCAAACTGGAAATTATACACAAACAGTAATTTCAACGCTGCTGGTTCTATAGGTAGAAATTTAATTCAGAATATGGCACTGGCAGTTGCAAGTGCAGCTCTCAGTCCTAAGACTTTGTTACCGATTATGGTCATGTCAAATGTTGTAGAAAAAACTGCTGTGAACAATTATAACACCGCGGTTGGAAGTGCAAATACTCAAATTCAATCAGCAACAACTATCAATAGTCAGGTAAACAATATTGTTACAGATTCCACTGCTTTTTTGAAAAAATTCAAAAAGTTTAGTATTGAAGTCATTTCCAAAATTGGAGCTATTTTCTTACGAACATTATTCGAACTACTTAAGAAAGACATATTAGGTTTGTTAGGTGCAATTATTGAAGATATTTCCAACTCAGAACGAAAGAAAAGATATAAAAAGATATTGAGATTAGTTGGTATTGCAACGCAACTTGCCGGTGAAATTATTAGAGGTTTAGATGATTATAGAAAGTGTAAATCTCTTTTAGATGAGATTAATAATATCATAAACATTATAAACGGATTACCTAGACCAAGGTCGAAAATACCTGTAGTTTTAGCAATTTTATCGGATTTCTTACCAGGTGAATCACCTGAAAGAGCAACCATAAATGGTATAAAATACATGCAGGAATTGGGTATACCAACAGGGCCTTTACCTGACGGTTCGCCGAATATATCTATTCAAGCTTTATTAGCCAGTCAAAAGGGTGATAAAGATGAACAAGCGGAAAATGGAGTTTCTGATAGTTTTATTGTGCCGAATAAACAAGGGACACCAAGAATTGTAACATTACCAAGATAAATTATGGAAAGAAAAGAATTTGAAAATATCATCCAAACTTTAGGTGAATTGAAAAATTTACCGAACGCCAAATTAATCGAAATGATGGATAAGTTGAGCATAGAATTTGAAGTAACTAAATCAAATATTATCAACACAACGTATCATTTAGATAAAGTGGAAGACACTTATAATAGAATTTTAAAAGAATTTGATTCACGTAACTAATGAATAGACCAATATTTTTTCAATGCGTAGTTATCGATAACCAAGACCCTTTGATGCTTGGAAGAGTTCGTGCTAGATTAAAAATTGATAATTACGAAGACATTATCAAATCGGTTGAAAATTGGGACCCTTTGAAAGACCCTTGGACTGCCCGAGACCCTTTCATATTTAATCCACTATTACCTTATTTTATATATCAAGTTCCTGAACTTAATGAAATTATTCAGATAATTTATGTCAATCAAGAATTCAAATATCAGAACCAATATTATGTTCAAAATAATTTTTACTCTCCGAACGCTGTATTCGACCAATATAACGTAGGGGGTGATAAATTTACGGGAACGGGAATGCAACTCAAATCCCCACGTAATATTAAGAATTCAGATGGAACTTACCCTAACAATTCTGAAGTTGGGTTATATCCTGAGCCAGGAGATAACGCCATCTTAGGTAGAGGAAATGCCGATTTGATTATTAAGAAAACTGATGTTTTACTACGTGCGGGAAAATATAAATCAATCCCACAATCAAACATCAATTTTACTGCAAATAATAAAAGAGCCTTTTTACAATTATCACAATTTGATAGAGTTAAAAAAAGTGCACCAAACAAGTCAGTAACAAAAACTTTTGAGGTTGTTGTTCAAGTCAAATACTTGGTTGAATGGGTTATCACAAATCCTGAAAACAATGCTGAGAAATTCTGTGGTGCGGTCTATCTTTATCAATTGAAACCTGACACACAAACAAATTCAAAACAACTCACTGTATCATCAGTGTTACCTGAAAATTTGAAGAATTTGGTTGCGTCTGAATCATTTAACTCCAAATCAAAATTGGATACAATACAATTTATAAATGACTTTATAAGAGCTTGTAATGATGGAACAACTACCAAAACAGGAACAAGACTCTTCAGTGAAAATAATAACAAATTTCCAATTTATTTCAGACCAAGTAACATAAGTTATGAGCAGTTAAATCCAGCATTTGATTTATCGAATTTTCAATCTGTGTCATCTGCAGTATGTCCTCCAGGTCAAGTCGAATCCATACAAAAAAATCTTTCTGAGATTTATGCGGGAATCAGATTAAATCCAAACGACGAACCAGGTTTTGGTTTAATATGGAAAAAAAATACAGTAGGTGTTCCAACCAAAACTGAGATTGAAGAAATTGAACAACAAACATACGAAGCTGGTCCAACAACGTTTGGAGCATTAGGTTCTGATAAGTTATTTTTACTTTCCCACTTATCCTCAATACCAGGAAAAAAAGTAATCAATTTTGATGGAACTCTTTATGGTATTTCAGGTGAAACTTTTTATAACGAAATTATCCCAAACACATCAAGTATGGTGAGAGGGGAAGAACTTTTAGAACTAATAAACCTAATAGTTAGATTCCTTGTAACACATACACACGCCTATCCTGGATTACCTCCTGTTCCCGTAACACAGGATGGAACATCAGTTAGTGATATCCTCACAGAACTACAATTATCACTTAAAAAAATTCTAAATCAAAATATTCGTTTGAATTGATATTTATAGATAAAATAGATGTCAATTTTAAGGTCATATATCGACAAGAACAATACGATAACTTCAAATACGTATGTTAACACCGCCAGAAATCCTGTAATGCAATTAAATTTCGGTGCATCAGACTTTGTTGTTCCGAACTTTGGTTATACAAGATATCTTTTTGATTTAGATTTAGCTCTTCTCAGAGATGATATTCAACAAGGAATTATCTCGACAGGTTGCACAAGTGCAATGACCCACACACTCAAGATGACAAATACATCATCTTTTGATACTGAACTATTAAACACATTCATGTCTGATGAAAGAAGAAGAGCAACATCATTCGACTTAATTTTATTCAGAATCCCCAAAACTTCAGGAGATACCGGAAACCCACAATTTTGGGACGAAGGAGTTGGATATGATTATAATGACTTCAATGTAAACAAAACATCTGCAACAGGAGGAATGACCCCTCTCACATACGTCGATAGTAGGGCATATTCAACACGTCCTTCGAATTGGTATCAAACTACCACAATAGATAATTGGTCTCAACCAGGGGTCTATAATAACCGAAATAACGGAGTGGTTAACTATTCAGGATTAACAATCATTACAAGACAACATTTTGACTTAGGTAATGAAGATATCAACATGGATATGACCGATGAAATTAACGGGGTATTAAGTGGAAGTATTACAGGTGTTACAGGTTGGGGAATCGCATATGTTCCTGCTGTTGAAAACATTACAGGATTAACAGACAGTTATAGTGTTGCATTTTTCTCGAAATATACTCAAACATTCTATCAACCATATCTATTAACTACCTACGACGATTTAATTGAAGATGATAGAAATCAATTCCTTAAAAGCCAAGTAAATAAATTATACTTGTATGTTTATCAAAACGGTGATTTGGTTAATTTAGATTCATTACCTTATGTTACAATTGAAGATAGGGATGGTGTTGCAGTAAATGGATTAACAGGTTTAACAACATGTTTAAGAACCAAAGGTGTTTATGAAGTTGTAATACCTAATTCTTTTACAAATTATCCAACACCTTGTCTTTTTTATGATATTTGGTATGGACTACAAATAAATGGACAACCATTACCGAATGTTCAAAATCAATTTGTTCTTCAACAATATACCGCAGGTATTCAAATTGGTTCTACATCTAAAGAACCTCAGAAATACGGATTTGATTTTTATGGTATATTACAAAATGAAAACATTCTTTCTTCAGATATTAGAAAAGTCGGTGTAACAATTAAAAAAGCATATACCGCACAACAAGTTCTATTAGATGTTTCTGCTTTTTATAGGGTATATGTGAAAGAGGGAACTACTGAAGTTCAGGTTCAAGATTGGACACCAATCAATAGAACACCTAATGAGTATTATTTTATGTTCGACATGAGAGACAAGATACCAAATCAATATTATGTTGATATTCAAGTGAATACTAGTGGTGAGAAAGATACTTATAAAAAACAATTAACATTCCAAATCGTAAATAAAAAATGAGTAAGGTAATTAGACTAACTGAAAAAGACATTTCAAACTTAGTAAAAAAGGTATTGAGTGAGCAACAAACAACCAATTATATGTTCTTCAGTAATTTGGAACAGATAAAAAGACAATGTGAGTTATTGTTAGAATTGGACCCTAATGTGGTTGATGAAATACTTCAAGACGGTCATGATTGGGCTGACGACCATGTGAGCGAATCAAAAAACACCTTAGACCAAGTTTTTGATTTCATGATGAATGAAACAAAAAAACAGGATTCATACGTTGATTTCGAGGATATTCAAGAAGGTAGAAAAAAAACGGGAACAAAATTATGTGCAAGAGGTAAAGCCGCAGCAAAATCTAAATTTAAAGTTTACCCCTCAGCATATTCGAACGGTTATGCCGTCCAAGTATGTCAAGGAAAAATCAAAGGTTTGGATGGTAAGAGACATTGTTCGGGTGCATATTGTTAATATTTAGAAAGGTTAAATATTTTAACCTTTTTTTATATTTTGACGTTTATCCATATATTTATAGAAATGGATACTAAAATATGCACTATTTGTAATCAAAGAAAAACAACAGATAAATTTTACAAATCTCAGAGAGGAAGAAAATGTATCGACTGTTTTTTGGAAAAGGGTAGAAAGTATAAGAAAGATAGACGCTCTAGTCCTGATGTGAGAGAACTCGAAGGTCAAAAACAAAAAGAAAGAAGAACAAGATTATGGCAAAATACATTAATTAATGATTCAAAAAAAAGAGGTAAAGAACATAATTTAACCGTTAAAGATATCGATGAAATATATAAAAGTCAAAATGGTTTATGTTATTGGTTCAATATACCTCTGATTCCATCAGATAAGAAAAAAAATCCACAACAACCTTCATTGGATAGATTGGACCAAAACAAAGGTTATATTAAGGGTAACGTTGTATTGTCATGTTATTCAGCAAACATAGGTAGAAATGAAAATGATTTGGAAACTTGGAAAAATTTCTTAAATTTGTTACTCAAACAATAATATGGAAAATAAAGTTGTGGGATATATCCCTCGTCTATTGTTTAAAATATATCTGACTTTAAAAGAAAGATTCGACCCTTCATTCCCAATACCGGAAGAGGAAAAAATAACTATTGAAATTTGTAAGAAATTGATTTCAGACCCCAATTCCAAACTAACGTTTGCACCAATTTCCAACAAAAGGTTTATCAAAAATGAAAACAAAAATATGTTTATTGTTATCGAAAATCATACAATAAACCTGATAAACCATGTTTATAGTTACTCAGTTTATTTATCAGACAATAATGGTTTTAAACAAATTATTGAAAGTTTTGATAAAGTTTTAGAAAGTGAGAGACAACTTTTAGAAGATGAAATTAGAAGTAATATTCAACATTCTTTACAAACTATTTTGAAGAAGTTGGATTAGTATTTTCTCTGAGAACCTTTCTTATCAAACTTTTAATCCCTTCGTTTTTCGGCTTATAATGTGTCATTGTAGGTGCGTTACCAGTTCCTGTTTTTGGTTCAGTTTTTTCAGCTCTCCTCTTTTGTTGACAAGCAGACCTTTTTTCAGATGCACTCATTTTTGCAGCAACACCAACTGCCCTACATTTTGGATATCCTTTATCTTTTGCCTCAGGTCTTCCACACGGAGGATGTTTACCATTTTCTTTTCTACAAATATTAACCCATGGACCTTTAGGTTGTTTACTTCCTTTAGGTTTTTTCTTAGTTCCAAACCAAACAGCTAAGTCTTCTTTAAGTGGTCCAACAGCCTGCTTTATTATTTTTTCAGGACTTTCAACATTTGCAATATTACTACCATCCTCATCGTTTTGTCCTGTATAAAACTTTTTTAGGTAATCATCGATTTTAGATAATTTCTTTGTTCTTCTCTCAATCGCAGCTCTTTTTTCAGGACTTTCTTTGAAATCACCGTCAGCCTCTTCATAAGCCAATTCGGCGTTTGTGTAATGATATACCGGCTCAACAAATGGACTTAATTGGTCTTCTTCCCAATCTTGAGGGGCTAAAACAATCGGAACTTTAAATTTTCCCGAACTTCCTGCACCTGTTGCTTCTTTTATTTGTTTTTTATTCATCATTGTTATCTTAGTATAAATATCATTACATTTCATTATGGAAGACAAAAAACAACCAATTGGAGAATTATTTGAGACAATTTCTTATTTCTCACCCACTGACATATCAAATCTTATTGACGGTCTTAATGAGGAACAATCAGTCTACATGATTGGATTGGCAATTAATATGTGTTATCAAAAAAATTTATTTACTTTAGAAGAGTCTGAAATAATCTCAAAGTCATTACGTGTTTTGAACACAAGTAGATTATCTAAATAAAAAAAGGTCCCTTTTGGGGACCTTTTTTGTATCGTCAAAGAATAGATTATCTCAATTCTTTTAAGTCGAATGTTCTTACGCCATCAACTGTGATTCTACCGTAGAATCTGTTGTTCACCATCTTCTTAGCGTATCTAGTCATGATACCTTTGATTGGAGTGAAGTTGAACGGATTGTACATTGTAGGTGTAAGTTGTAATGGAACGTATGGTGCGTAGATGTAACCTGTGTCAAGTAAAGACGTACCTTTGTGTCCCAATAACACTTGGTTTGGTGGGAAGTAAGGGTCTCTATACACTTGGTAACGACCAGCTAAAGTTCCAACTCTTTCAATACCCATGTTGTATTGGTCTTGCTCAGGAGCTGCGTTCGAAACGTGGAAATATTCCAAGTCATCGAAGATTGCACTGATTTCAGAAGAAACAACAATCCAGTTAGCACCACCTCTTAAAGTAGACTTATGGATTTGAGCAGAAACTTGGTTGATTGCTGTGATAAGCGTTTGGTTCCAGTCTTTTTGAGTGTAAGGAACTGCGTTAGTACCTAATCTCTTCCAACCGTTGTAATCCCATCTTAAGTTCCAAGCTGCACCTTTTCTAAGGTCTCTCAAGATTTCTCTATCGATTTCAGCCGCAACTTGTTCAGATAATAAAGCTGTTAATTCAGCTTCAGCATCGATGTTGTGGAATGCTGCAACGTCTTGTGCCATTTCTGGAGACCATTGTGCTCTTAATTTTCTTTCAGTTACAGAAACTGTTACTGATTGTAAGTCGAAAGATACCTCACCGATTCTATCTTCGAATTCTAAGTTCTTGTAAATTCTGTAAACAGGGATAAACGCTTGGTTTACTGCTGTTGTAGAAGAGAACGTTGAACCTGTGTAACCGTCGATTGAACCACCGCAAGAGATACACGCAGGAACCTGAAGGTCTACTTCAAGATAGATTTGACCATCAACGTCACAGATGTCATCGTATTGACCACCACCTGTTCTTGAACTTGGGAAATCTAATTGTGCGTTGTTGTTACCGTATTGAACGATACCTTTACCATATCTTTGAGTTACAACTCTAAATAAGTAAGGACCACCACTCGCTGTTGTTGGGTTAGTTCCTTGACCATAGATAGTCAAATCAGACAAGAATGATTCATTGTCAATTGGGTTACCATCAGGACCAATTAATTTACCGCCACCTGCAGAAGCAAAACCTGACATGATTAATAATACTTTTCTATAGTCAGCTGTTGCATAAGCCGCTGGGTCAAGGTTTAATGTAACGTTATTCCATTGAGCAGTTACAGCACTACCTGTGATAGCAGAGAACTGACCTTTAGAATAGTCATATAAACCTGGTGGGTCTAATGCTGGTTCTTCACCCTCGTAGAACTTGTCATACAATGTTCTACCTGTGTTGTAGTTATATCCAGCATTTGGAGATGCAGGTCCATTAGGTGCTCCATAAGGAGGATAGTGAATTCCTGTATCTGAAGTTGGGTCACCACCCACTTCATAGCTCTGGATGTTAGGTACGAAGTAGAACAATTTACCGATTGGTAAGTTCATTGCTTGTACTGATACGATATCATTTGCTAATAATTTAGAGAAAACTCTTCTAACGATAGGGAAAACCACAGTTTCGAAAGCACCTGTATCTGAAGTTGTTGAAGCTTCGTTGATAAGGTATGACGCTTGGTTTTCATAAAGTTGTGCTACGTTCTCTCTCATGTGACCTTTAAGACCCTCTAAGAATCCTAATTTGTCCCATTTGCCGATTGTGTCTTCTTTGATAACTTTAAGGTGCTTAAGACCGATGTTACCAACAAGACCTGATTCTAATAATGCTCCCATTTTAAAATATTTGTTTTGTTTTATTTTGTTTATTTAATTTTACTCATTAAATCCTTCATTCTTAAGAATTGTGGATTCTCGTAAGTTTTTGATTCAATTAATGTTGTTGAAGAACCTGTTGAAACTGTATTGTTTATTTTATTTCCAACTGATTCGTTAATTGATTTTGTATCAACCTGACCTAATTCGTCTTTGATAGACTTATAAAGATTTTTTGATTCTTTAAGAGTTTCTACTCCGTCAAATCTTCTCAGGATATTTATTTTTTCTTTCTTAGTTGTTGAATGTTCAGTGAAAAGTCTAGTTGCATATGCTAAATTAGAGTTGAAGATTGCTACTTCAGTTAATTTTTCTCTAAATACATTTAACGCCTTTCTATACTCTTCGTTCTTTTCTCTCAACATACTAACTTCTGATTCAAGAGATTCAACTTTAACACCACCTTTTCCATAAACATAGTTTCTGTTGTTAGTAATGCCCTTTCTAAGACCTCTTCCTTCTTTAGAACCCATTCCATAAGTTCTAGCAGCTTCTTTAGTTTCAGTCTTTTCATAATCTTTTCCACTATGAGTTTTAGACTTATCACCTTTGTTACCACCAAACTTTTGTTCGTAGTCTCTTTTAGAACGAGAATCGTCTCCTTTGTTGCCTCCGAATTTACCTTCTTTAGTTTCTGCTTTAACGACTTTAGACTTTCCTTCCATGTTTGCACCTTTTTTGTAATCAAACTTAGCTTTACCAGTACCAACAGATTTAGGTCCCTCTTTCTTGTCTTCTTTAAATCCACCTTTAGCAGATTTATTGTAAGAGAATTTAGGTCCACTACCCTTAACACCAGGAGCTTTTTTGTGACTGTAAGCCTCATCTAAGCTTTCTTCCCAATTTTGCTCATCCATTTCCATTTCTTCTTCATCCATTTCCATTTCCTCTTCGTCCATTTCAATTTCATCAGAATCCATTTCAATGTCTTCCATGTCGTCATCGTCTTGTTCGTCAAATTCGATTTCATACATAACCTCTTCATCATCTTCAACATCGAAATCCATTCCTTCGCTGTTGTCCGAATCAGATGAGAATAACTTCTCAATAACTGCATCTACATCTTCATCTTCTTCCATGTAGTCTTTACGAGATTTAGAAATGTCGCCTTTGTTACCACCATATGATGATTCGCCCATTTCGATTTCTTCATCGTCCATGTCTTCATCTTCATCCATTTCTTCAGTCGATTCTCCAAGTTTTACCAAGTATTCGTTGTCAGAATTGTTATCTGTAAGGTGAATGTCTTCGCCATCCTTCTTTACAATGATACCGTCTTCTTCACCCATAGCTTTGAAAACTTTAAGAATTTCTTCATCAGAAGCGTTTGTTAAATCAATAGGAGATTCTGAATCCATGTCAGTTAAATCTAAGTCCATATCCATTTCGACTTCGTCTTCGTTATCAGTATCCATGTCCATATCCACTTCTTCAGTGTCATCGTCCATGTCTACATCTAATTCAACCTCGTCATCATCTTGTTCAGATAGAGATTCTTTTACTAATTGATTGATTTCTTCCTTCATAGTTGAAGCAAGTATTCCTTTTGCATTCTCGGCAATTACATCTTCGACTTGTTTCATTCGAATGAGTGCCTCTTGTACTACATCTTTATTTTCTTGCATAGAAAAATTGTTTAATTTAACATATAAATAGTGTCAAATAAGAAAAAAGTATTATTTCTCCTATAATGAAACGTAATTTCTTTGTTGTCGGTATAGTTGAATTACCTCTGTATCTGATTGTGATTCAATCCAAGTGTTTAAAGATTCAAAATCTTCTTCAAAAACAAAATAGTTTGTGGATGCTCCTGTTGAATTGTTTCTAAGTGTTAGTTGATAAAAATTGTTGAATTGAGGGGCATTTAAAACCAACGTCGCTGTGTTGTAAGGTTGACTAATAGAGTAAATTTCTTTTCCTGTCCCTTCTACATAGGCAGCAGCATCTGACAATGTAGTTGCACTTAATAATGTCGAACTTTGGTCTTTGTATTGTATAATAAAAATCATTTTTTTAAGGTTTATTATAAATAGTTCCATAAAATAAAAAAAGTGGTCGTTAAGACCACTTTAGATTTTTAATCAATTACTTCATCGATTTTACTCTCTGAAACTGAGGTTATTCTCCAATCGTGGGAGAACCCTTCATATTTTTTTGTAACTTTAGCTTCAACATCAGTTACTGAAAAACCTTTTACTAATTTTTCTTCTCTAATTTTTTTAATTTTTCCAGAGTTTTCATCAGGAAGGTCATAGGTGATTTTTGCAACAAAATACTTTTCGTCCATAATTTAATTTTTTATTTTCCTAAAAAATCGGTAAGTTTTTTCATCAAATCAATAGACTTGTCTAAATTCTTTTCAGGTTGTTGAATTTTCTTTTCTTCTTCAAGATTTTCTTCATACTTCTCCCTTTCATTAACATCCGAAAAAAGATAAGCGCCTGGTGTAGATGGTGAAGATACTAAGTCAAAACAGATTAATTCAAAATCATCTTGAACTTCATTTCTTTCCCCAACCTTTTTCAAGGAACCAACACCTCTTGATGAAACTCCCATTGTAACGCCTTGTCTCATTAAATTCGCTGCTTGGTCTCCCTTAGTTGAAACAATACCTCTCTCATGAAATCCTGGTGACGTTAATAACTTAAGTTTACCCATCAAAATATTTTTATCCCACCATACATCCGTGATGATGTGGGATACCCTATCTAAGTCAATTAGAGACGATTCTGGGTGGTTTAACTCTGAAGTTGACAATCCCTTAGCAATCATCTTTTTATATCTCTCAGCCTCTCTTTTAAGGATTCTTTCAGGGTAAAATCTACCATTCCTATTTGGGGTATCATATTTCTGTAAAACCGCATAAAACTCAAAAGGGTTTTTGTAGTCTAATTTAACTGATTCTTTAAGGAACGATGGGTTAATTTCATCACGAGGTGAAACATAACCAGCATCCATCTCAATTAGTATTCCATGACCTGATTCATTAGCCTCAAGAATTCTTAATTTCTTCATAACTCTTTTAGAAATAAATATACTGATTGAGTAAGTTTAATAGTTATTTTACTTTTTGGTTTTGTAAAAATCAAAATAGTTGTTGTTTGAAAGATTATTTGTGAAGATATTTTTTACTATTCTTTTAACAGAATCTTTTAATTCTTGAGATTTAAAGTCCAACTCTTCATTAGTGTAAAGGTTTACTTCTAAATTAAAAAATGATTTTTTTCCTGTTGAAATTCCACTTGTTCTTAAATCTAAGTCAACAATACTTCGGTCCATAAAGACTGTTTGTGATATTGAATTAAATACGGAATGTTTTATTTCACGATTAAGATTACAGACTACTCTATTCCAATTATCATGTTCTTTTTTAGGACAAACCCAAGATTGAATGTTAATGTAAATTGATTTTAAATTTTTTGAATCGACTGTTCCATATATAGATTTAATTGGACTATACAGATTCAACTTTACACTTTTTCCTTTTTTCATTAAGTTTCATA